AAAGTAAAGTATTAAAGTATATATAAATTATATATAATAACTATACATAAATTCTTAGAACGTTGCCTGAAAAAGTTCCCTGCGGGGCACACAGACCGCCTGACGGCGACCCAGACCCACTAGAGATTAAGGAGAGTAGAAAAATGTTCCCTGCGGGGCAACACGCAGCACAGCTGCGACACACAGACCCACCACCTAAGTCGCTATAAATCACCCCCCACCCCCCTTATTGCATAGTTGTTGTGAGTTTGGTCGTAGCTCGCATTTAAAGAGCCATAAGCCATGACTTTTACTTTTTGATTAAATAGGCTAGAATTAGGGACTCATCATCAAAATTTTTTGCAAATTTACAGAGGCTATGAGAGAATATTTCGAACACATAAATTCCGTATGTCCTCACTCACTAGAGTCCTACGACCAAGATCGGTTACTCGTGTACGACTATGACCCTACCCTATTATCTGTCTACTATGAGACACTACACAATTACGACGCAGTTTTATTCAAGTGTCATCCCTCGACCAATCGCGATGACCTTATAGCCATAGTCCAAGATCTAAACGACGATAGACCAGAAGCTGAGTGGTTTTGGTCACATCCTGACGACGAACATTATTCTACCCCTGTCCCTAGTATTATCATGCAAAATAAAGAAACTTTACTAAAAGCCCGTAAAGAGTATAAAATAAAACTACAGGAGATAAACCATGGCTGAAAGTTTTTTAGAAAAGTACGAATCTCAAAAAGATTCTGACGCACTACAACGTCTTAATAAAGTATTGGCTAAAGATAATCTTTTACAATCTATGGAACCTGGACTAGTAAATAAAATGGCAAACATGGCAATGGGTCCTGGAAAATTCACAGGTCCAGCTAAAGGTCTATTAAAACTTTTTCCTAAAGGTCTAGATACAGAAGAGGCATTTCCTGCACTCCAAAAAGTTGTTAACGCTTTAAAAGGCATGGGCAAAGGAGAACAAACAGCAGCATTCAAAGTAATAAAGCCTAAAATTATGAAAGATAAAATGAGGCTTGATGATATTTACAACAACGACATAATGAATAATCCCAACGCAAGCGGACGATTAGGTACTCTTATAGGTAAGAACCAAGAAGCATATTCCAAGTTAGATGATTATTTAGAAAACTTAGTAAACCCCAAGAAGATGAACTATGGTGGAATAGCAAGTATGCCGTTGAAGTATGGACTCTAATTTAAACGAACTGCCCGAGTCGGTACTAAAAGAACATCTAGAACTAGCTGAAAGGTTAGAACAAATAGAAAAAGTAGAACGCTGTCAAAGTGGATTTATGAACTTTGTTATAGACCAATGGCCATCGTTTATTGGCGGTGCTCACCACAAAAAGATGGCAGACGCCTTTGACCGTATAGCCACAGGTAAAATAAAACGCCTCATTATCAATATGCCTCCACGTCATACTAAAAGTGAGTTCGCTAGTCATTACTTTCCTGCGTATCTAGTAGGTCGTAACCCAGCTTTAAAAATACTACAAGCAACCCACACGGCAGATTTAGCCGTTAAGTTTGGTCGTAAGATTAGGGATTTAATGTTAACCGAAGACTATGAAAAGATATTCCCTGACGTACTAATTAACCCAGACTCAAAAGCAGCAGGTAAGTGGGAAACTCAAATGAAGAGTAACCCTAAACTAAAAGGTGAATATTATGCTGCAGGTGTTGGTGGAGCATTAGCGGGTAGGGGAGCGGATTTATTCATAATCGACGACCCACACAGTGAACAAGACGCCATGAACCCAAAGTCCATGGAAGATACTTACGATTGGTACACCTCAGGTCCACGTCAGAGGCTACAGCCAGGAGGAGCCATAGTTATCGTTATGACGCGTTGGAATATCAACGACTTAACAGGTAAACTATTAAAAGATGCAGCACGTGATCCTAAAGCTGATCAATGGGAAGTTATAGAATTACCAGCGATACTGCCGAGTGGTAAACCACTATGGCCAGAATACTGGAAACTTGAAGAACTAGAAGGCGTAAAAGCTAGTCTACGTGGCGGTCCTAAATGGCACGCTCAATACATGCAGAATCCAACTAGTGAAGAGGGTGCACTAATAAGGCGTGAGTGGTGGAAACAATGGGAAAAAGATAAACCACCAACCTGTGATTATTTAATACAAAGTTACGATACTGCTTTTTTAAAAAGTTCTACTGCAGATTACTCAGCTATAACTACATGGGGAGTATTTTACCCAGAAGGCACAATAGGCGAAAATATATACGACGGCAGAACAGCCCACATTATTCTACTTGACTGTATTAAAGGTAAATATTCGTTCCCTGAATTAAAAGGCGTAGCTCTAGAACAATATCACGAATGGAACCCCGACACAGTAATTATAGAAGCTAAAGCAACAGGAATACCACTGACCCAAGAACTACGAAATATAGGTATTCCCGTTCAAAACTTTACTCCTTCTAAAGGAAATGATAAGATTGCTCGAGTAAACGCTAGTACCCCTTTATTTGAATCAGGTATGGTTTGGGCACCTGACACTAAATGGGCTAACGAAGTTATAGAAGAGTGTGCTGTATTTCCAGCTGGTGATCATGATGACCTAGTGGACTCAACCACTCAAGCTATGTTAAGATTTAGACAAGGTGGTTTTGTAAAACTACCTAGTGATTGGGAGGAAGACGACCTATACTACAAACGTAAAATAAGTTATTATTAATTATGGCTATAGAAAAATTACCGTTGAATGTTGATCAAGAAGGAAACATAGATATTGAGATAATGGAGCAACTGGCTGCTGAACCTATGATGGAAGGAGCACCAACTGAAGTAATGCTACCAGAAGAAATGGATATTCAAGGTGAAATGATGTCATCATTTGAACTTGACAATGAAGGTAACGTGTCACAATTATTTGATGACGAAGAGTCAGAAGTAGTAGATCATCAATCTAATCTTGCAGAAACTTTAGATCCCTCAGACTTATCAACATTAGCTAGTGAACTTTTAGACGCTTACGATTCAGATAAAGATTCACGTAAAGACTGGCTAGAAACGTTTACTAACGGTTTAGATTTACTAGGAATAAAAACTTCAGAAAGAGAAGAACCATTCCCAGGAGCAACAGGCGTCCACCATCCACTATTAGCAGAAGCAGCAACCCAGTTTCAAGCACAATCATACAAAGAGTTATTACCCCCAGGAGGTCCAGTCAAAACTAGGGCTATGGGTGCAGAAACTCCAGAGATAATGGCACAGAGCCAACGTGTTAAAGAGTTCATGAATTATGAAATTACTGAGGTCATGAAAGAATATGACCCAGAAATGGACAGCTTATTATTTTATCTACCTTTAGCTGGTAGTGCATTTAAAAAAGTCTACTACGACAACTTACTAGGTAGAGCAACTAGCCGTTTAGTAAAAGCAGAAAACTTAGTGGTAGCTTATGAAACTACTGATTTAGAGACCAGCCCACGTTTTACCCACGCTATGACCATGACTGGTAATGATTTAAAGAAATTACAGATGAATGGCACCTACCGAGAAACCGAAATAGGTGACGCAGACGCAGATTTGGACTATAACGAAGCAAAAGAGAAGATCGATGAGCTACAAGGTTTATCCCCTTCAATGACAGATTATGATGAATATTCAGTTTTAGAGATGCATGTCAACCTGGAACTCAGTGAAGACGACGAATATGGTTTTGCTGTACCTTATGTAGTAACAATTTTAGAAGAAAAGAACGAAATACTTTCAATAAGACGTAATTGGGAAGAAGAAGACCAACTATACGGCAAAAAAGAGTATTTTGTACACTATAAGTTCCTCCCAGGACTTGGATTTTACGGTTTTGGCTTAATTCACATGATTGGAGGGCTAACTAAGTCTGCTACATCAATTTTACGTCAATTAGTAGACGCTGGCACACTAAGTAACCTACCAGCAGGGTTTAAAGCACGTGGAATGAGGATTCAAGGCGAAGATGAGCCACTTAGACCAGGAGAATTTAGAGATGTTGACGTTCCAGGAGGCGTAATACGTGATGCATTGATGCCTTTACCATATAAAGAGCCTAGTAACGTGTTAAGTCAACTTTTAGGCACAATTATTGACTCTGGAAGACGTTTTGCTTCAATTGCGGACATGAATGTAGGTGATATTGGCTCTCAACAGCTACCAGTAGGCACCACAGTAGCTATGTTAGAGCGTGGAACTAAGGTTATGAGTGCTATACACAAACGTATGCACTATGCACAGAAAAAAGAGTTTAGAATGTTAGCTAACATATTTTCTAAGAGTTTACCCCCTGTTTACCCATATGACGTCCCTGGAGCCTCTAGAGAGGTAAAATCAACCGATTTTGACGCAAAAGTAGACATTTTACCAGTTAGTGACCCAAATATCTTTAGTATGGCACAAAGGGTAATGTTAGCCCAACAAGAGCTTGAAATGGCTCGTGCAGCACCAGAATTACATGATTTACGAGAAGCATACAAACGTATGTATGAAGCCTTAGAAGTTAAAAATATAGACGGTCTTTTACCTCCTCAAGCGGAAGTGCCAGCCCGAGATCCTATTACTGAGCAACAATCAGCACTAACAGGACAGCCTATACAGGCGTACATATTCCAAAATCATGACGCGTACATAACTTCTCATAGTTCTTTTTTACAGAACCCAATGGTTCAACAAAACAAAACTGCTCAAACTACTATTCAAGCTAATATACAAGAACATCAAGCTATGAAGTATAAACAACAGATAGAACAAGCTATGGGTCAACCATTACCAGAGATGGGTGAAGGTGAAATGCCTCCAGAAGTTATGAACCAGATTGCAACTCAAGCAGCACAAGCTACACAACAAGTAACTGGTCAAGCACAAGCATTAGCAGAAGCAGAACAAATAAAAGCACAACAAGCACAAGTTCAACCTCTGGTACAATTAAAACAAGCAGAAATAGAACAGAAATCACAAAACGATCAAGCAAGAGCACAAATTGATGTAGCTAAGATACAATCAACAGAAGCGATAGCTGAAATGAAAATAGCCCAACAAAGGGAAGATTCCCTAATGAAAGAAAAAGGTGAAATGCGTAAGGATTATCGTGATATACTAAAAGACGTCAGAGATTCTGACAATAATACCCAGAGGTGAAAAATGCTGAATAAAGCTAACTTTGAAGAAATGATGGGCGGTAACGCTAATCGTAGACGCATGAAAAACGGTGGAGAAGTACCTAAAGGGTATCATAAAATGCCTGACGGTTCTATAATGAAAAATTCAAAAATGAAGAAAATGAACATGGGTGGAAGTTCAATGACAGACACCAAAAAACAATTAAGGAGACCGTAATGAATAGAGGCATGCAAAAAATGAACCGTGGTGGTGAAAAGAAAAAGATGATGAACGGAGGCAAAGCCAAAATGATGAACGATGGGATGCCAGTTGTCAAATTGGAGAACGGTGGTAAAGTTAAAAGAGGAATGGCTAGAGGTTGCGGAGCAGCAACACAAGGCAAGGGGTTTAACAAATAATGCCAGGACCAGGACTATACGCGAACATAGATGCCAAACGTAAAAGAATAGCAGCAGGCTCAGGTGAAAAAATGAGAAAACCTGGATCTAAAGGTGCACCTACTTCACAGAATTTTAAAGACGCTGCAAAAACTGTTAAGAAATCACACGGTGGAGAACTACACGGTGGTCAGAAAAAATTAGATAAAAACAAAGATGGTAGAATATCAGGAAAAGATTTTAAGATGATGCATAAAGGCGGAGAAGTAATGGCAGGTAATGCCAACCGTAGAAGATCACAAAATCATGGCTAAAACAACACCAAGAAGAGGTAAGGCAAAAGTTAAAGTAACTAAGTCTGGTAAAAAGGTTAGTTATGGACAAGCAGGCAACGCCAAGGGTGGTGGACCCAGAGTTAAGCCAGGAACTTCTAAAGGTGATTCATATTGTGCGAGGAGTTTAGGTATCAAAAAAAGACTTTCTAAAAAGAAACAAAATGACCCTAACACTCCTAACAATCTATCACGTAAGCGTTGGAAATGTTCAGGTGCGAAGTCAAGGAAAAAATAATTGAAATGTTAGATAAGTTACGTAAACAAATTATAGAAAGACAAGAGCAATTAAAAACTGCACTTGCTGGTGGCGGTGTTCAAAATTTTGAAGGTTACCAAAAGATAGTAGGCGAAATTACAGGTCTGTCGTTTACTCTCTCATTATTAAAAGACCTGCACAAGGATAATGAAGAATAATGTCGAAAAACATAAAAGCCTTTGGTTCAGGCGGAGAACCAATTCCAAATAAAGTAGAGCGATTTATAGAACCTACAGAAAAACAAGAAACAGTAAACCCCGAAAGTGTTCACGAAGATAAAGAGTTACAATCTAAACTTCCTAAACCTACAGGGTATAGAATATTGATACTTCCTTTTAGTCCTAAACAGAAAACAAAAGGCGGTATTTATTTAGCAGACTCAGTACTAGAAAAAGAACGTATTGGTACTAATGTTGGGTTTGTGGTATCACTCGGTCCAGACGCATATCGTGATGGGAATAAATTCCCTGAAGGTCCATGGTGTCAACCTAGAGACTGGGTTATATTTGGAAGGTATGCAGGAGCTAGACTCAAAATTGAGGGTGGCGAACTGCGTTTATTAAACGATGATGAAATTTTAGCTGTTGTCTCGAATCCCGAAGACATACAATCAGCTTAATTTCATTACGCACACAAGGAGTAAAACATGGCAGAAGAAGCTATGCAATCAATAGAAGAAGATGATGAAGGTACTGAAGTAGAACTTCCCGAGAGTGAAACTGATGAACTAGAATCTGAAGTACAAGAAGCAGTAGTTAAGAAATCAGAACAAGAAGACGAGATTGAAGACTACAGCGAAGGCGTTAAAAAACGTATCAATAAGCTAACTTATAAAGTTAGAGAATCCGAAAGAAGAGAACAAGCAGCAATAGATTATGCTCAGTCTGTTCAAGAGGAATTAAACAAAACCAAAAATAAACTTTCAAAAACTGATAAGAACCTATATGATGAATACAGTACACGAGTATCTTCTCAGCTAGACTCAGTTCAAGAGAAATACAAAAAAGCATATGAATCGGGTGATACAGATGCTTTAATGGAATCTCAGAAAGAGTTAGCAAAGTTGGCGGTAGAGGAAGAAAGTTTAAAAAGGGTAAGACCTAATGAACCAGAACCTCAAGTCCAACAACAGGTTACTCAGGTAGAGCAACAGGTAGCTCCTAGATATAATCAACAACCTGCCGAGGCTATTAAGCCTGATCCAAAAGCAAAAGCTTGGGCAGATAAAAATGATTGGTTTGGGGATGACCTAGCTATGACAACTGCAGCATTTGCGTTCCATAGACAGCTCACAGAAGGCGAAGGTTACGATCCAACTTCCGATGAATATTACAAGGAAGTGGATAAAAGACTTGCTGAGTCGTTTCCTCATAAACTAGGGAATACTCAAAAAGGAGTGAAAGAGAATGTAGTTGGTTCAAGCAAAGGTGTTGGAACTACTAGAACTCGATCACGTAGAACTATAAAACTCACACCGAGTCAAGTAGCGATAGCGAAAAGATTAGGTGTGCCACTAGAAGAATATGCTAAGCATGTTAAGGAGGACTAAAAATGGTAGATGAAATTAAAACTACTGAATCAGATCGTAGTCCACGATCTGCTGAGAGTCGAGATAAAGTATCTCGCCGAAAACCATGGCAACCCCCGTCTTTATTAGACGCACCTACACCACCACAGGGCTATGTGTACAGATGGATACGAGAATCAATGATAGGGCGAAGTGACCCAGCGAATATGTCAAAACGTATTCGTGAAGGTTGGGAACCCGTAAGTGCAAAAGATCATCCCGATTTTGAAGCACCTACTGTTGATGAAGGTAAACATGCTGGCATTATAGGAGTCGGTGGCTTAATTCTCGCAAAGATGCCCATGGAGACTGTTGAAGAAAGGAGAGCATATTATCAAAATATGGCTAACCAACAGATTCAAGCAGTTGATAATGATCTTATGAGAGAAAGTAATCAAGTGATGCCTATTAGTAACCCTAATAGGTCAACTAAGGTTACATTTGGTAAAGGTGGTTCTGAATAAGTATTCAGAGCTTAGATAAAATTTATTTTATATAAAGGTGAATTAAAATGGCAAATATAAACGCCCCAGATGGATTCACACCAGCTTATCATATGTCAGGTGGTACAATCAGACCTCAAGAATTTGCAATAGCAAGTGCTACAGATGCCTCGATCTTTTCAGGCGACGTAGTAAATCTAGCGAGTGGTTTGGTTATACAAGGGACTGCTACAGGCACCCCACTAGGCGTATTTTACGGTGTAGAATACCAAGCAGCAGACGGTTCAGTAGTGTTTTCGAACATGTGGACAGCGGATGTTGTGACTTTAGGTTCTGCAAATGCTAGAGCATTTGTTTATGTCGATCCAGATATTGTTTATGAGGCTCAGTCTACTGGGACTCCTACTCAAGCATCTATCGGCACAACAAATACTATTAGTACAACTGCAGGTAATACAAACAACGGTCGATCAAAAGAAGGTGTAACAGTTACAACTTCTAGTGGTATTGCAACAGTAGTAGGTTTCCCAGAGAAACCAAATAATACTATTGGGCAACACGCTAGAGTCTATGTAACGTTCCCAGCTTCTGTCTTCGGCAATAGCTAAAAGGTGAATTACAATGGCAATTAACAGAGCTCAATTAGTAAAAGAACTCGAACCAGGACTGAATGCACTTTTTGGTCTAGAGTACGATAGATACGAAAACGAACATACTGAAATCTTTGATACAGAGAATTCAGACAGAGCGTTTGAGGAAGAAGTAATGTTATCAGGTTTCGGACAAGCCCCCGTCAAAGGCGAAGGCTCATCTGTAACTTATGATACAGCTCAAGAAACTTTCACAGCAAGGTACAGCCACGAAACTGTAGCTTTAGCATTTGCGTTAACTGAAGAAGCAATAGAGGACAACCTTTATGACAGTCTTTCTTCAAGATACACAAAAGCTTTAGCCAGATCAATGGCGACTACTAAGCAAGTGAAAGCAGCAAACGTGCTTAACAATGGTTTTTCAAACTCCTTCCCAGGAGGAGACGGAAAAGCACTTATGGCAGCTGATCACCCTACCTTATCAGGTGGAGATCAGTCAAATGAGCCAAGCGTGGCAGCTGACTTGAATGAAACTTCGTTAGAAAATGCAATGATCGACATCTCAAAGTTTGTTGATGAAAGAGGCATTAAAGTAAATGTTCAAGCTAGAAAACTTATCATACCACCTCAACTACAATTTGTAGCTGAGAGAGTTTTAAAGACTCCAGGTAGAGTTGGTACTTCTGACAATGACATCAACGCGTTGAAAAATATGGGAATGCTCCCTGAAGGATATACCGTTAATCATTACTTGACTGACACAGATGCATTCTTTATCAAAACAGATGCACCTAATGGACTTAAACACTTCGTTAGATCTCCTATGTCAACAGGCATGGAAGGTGATTTTGAGACTGGAAACGTTAGATACAAAGCTAGAGAGAGATACTCTTTCGGCTTTAGTGACTGGCGTGGAATCTATGGTTCTCCAGGAGCGTAGTTCATTAATTTGAACAAACTAAAGGGAGCTTCGGCTCCCTTTCTTTTTTATGAAGATGGGTATATCATTAAAATCTAGGATTAATTAACTTGTTCTATCAACTGACCTAGCAGACAAGCCAAGATGATAGAGCTTATTTCCTTAGGAGGAAATTATGGCGAATTCAACATTCAGCGGTCCAATCAGGTCCGAAGGTGGTTTTGAACAAATTACAGTAACAGCAGCAACAGGTGCTATTACAACTAATTTTGATATAGATGCAAGTGGTAA